GGATGATAATATATCCTTTCTAGGCATGTAACTACTTATTATTTTTATAGAAAAAGGGTATGCTTAGGAAAACATACCCCTTCACTCTTATTATATATCCCTACATTTTCGGCATCTTAAACGATGGCGTCTTCATAGAGGGGATCTTGGGCATCGACGGAGTCTTATATTTAGAGCTCATTGCACTCTGTTGAGATTCCGATTGTTCTTGTTGATCCGTTTGTTGTTTATTCTTATTCTTGATGTACTCCGACAGATTCTTGACATAATACCAATATTCGTAATAGTACATGTTTTCGATCTCTGAAGGTTGCATCCTAAGATGTATACCCAGGTAGAACTTTGTCTTAAAGTAATTCTCCAGCGAGATCTGAAATAATGAAAAGACTTTTGATGCCACCTGGGAACTCAAGAGGGGCTTTCACCAACTCTCCGTCTACGGTAGATTCTAGTGTTGCTTGAACACCAATCCTCATTCTTTCAGCTAATCTATATACAATCATAAACTTTTTCTGATCCCAAGCTTTATAGTCTACTTCTAATTGAAATATTTTAGTTAGACTTAAAGTTCTCCAATCACCTTGTATATAAGGTAAAACTTGAATAAATGCTTTATCAAATTCTAATTCTTTTTCATTACGATCTTTTAAATACTGTGTAACTTCTTGCATCACACCAATTGTAGGCGGAGCCATAATAATTTCACCAGCAGAACGTGTTTTAATATTATAGGTTCTTAGCTTATCATCATAATATCTTTCTATTTCATCATCTATAATAGATGGAACTAGATTTTTAACTGATAATTCAAGGTCTATTTTCTTTTTAGACTTTTCAGTTTTACCGTTTAACATTAATTTATTTTCTGGTTCTGGGAAAGTAAGGTCTCTAATAGAAAGCAATAGAACAATTCTATCTTCTTCTAATATATCCTTGTAAGACATTCTTTTACTACCAGATGTCATTTGAGCACATGATTCAACAACTGAATTCAACTTCTCTTCCATATCGATGTAATTGTTCTCATCCATAGTAGAAAAGTGTCTAATTTCAGCAGCTTTTGCAGATCTAATTTTAATTACACTATCAGCTGGATAAAATTTACCCATTGACGGTAATGTCATTTGATCTAATACGTGCCATCCTAACGCACTGTCAGAAGACTGTGCTTTATCTGGTGTAAAATTTGCCATGTTAACTCTTCCAAGCCCACCTTTATCAACAACAGATTCCATATCTGCAGCTGTTCCTTCGTTTGACGTAGGAGTTGGGTTGTTAATACCATCTTTAGCTTCTAATGCTTTCGCCATTTTAGCCTCTTCGGAACTCATTTTGTTTTTCTTTTCGCTCATGTTTATTTACTTTTTAAATTTTTGAGATTTTGCTTTATGTAGGATCTCTGTTCTACAGTTCTTACACTTAATTCTGACTTTATCAGATTTCTTATGAATCCACTTATAGATATGGGACGAGTCTCATTATCAAAAGCATCATTCAAGATAATTCGGTTTACTTCCCGAACCTCCGCCTCGGTCAAAAGAACTTGTAATTTTTTTGTTAGTTTATCACTCATAATCAGTTATTATCTTGATATTATATTATGTTTTTTAAAGTTAAAAAAAGAACGTGTTGTTTAGACACGTTCTTCTTGTTTAATTTATTAAATTTTAGTTCAACTCTTCTGAAAAAGTATCACATTTCCATGCTACTTCTAAAGTTTTAGGTTCAGCGTCTGAATAATCTAGACCATCGACTAAGTTTACACCTGATGTGATGAAACAATCATCTAAAGTAATCTTTCTGTAAATGTCACCTTCTCTGTTAAATTGTACTATTACAATTGTACCTACATAATTCTTTTTAAGACCCATTTCTCCAGTTTCTGGATTATATTGAGCTCTATACCATTGTCTTAATGTTTTATATATATAAGCTTGGTTAGAATCATTTAAGTTAAGAGAAAATGCTATTGTTACATCTATCGATGTTGCAGCAGCCATTCCAGCGTAAGATCTATCGGAGAACTTATATTTCTGTCCGACAGCCTCGACTCCGGGAGCCAGCATTTCTAATCCACTAATTGAATTAACGTGTTGAAGTAGGAACTCTTGTCCGTCAACTCCATCCGGTGGTAAAATTGTTACCTCGAATAAGTTTCCTTGTACCGGCTCGAAGTTTCTTCCCTTCTTGCTAGTTTGGTCCTCTGAATAATGTGGTAAAGCCATATCTTTAATTTCTTATTTTATTTATATATCGTTGTTTTCTTATGCAAAGTTACCCGTTGCGATTTCACCTGTATTTAATACAGTTACTCTCGATACTAATATCTCAAGACCTTTAACTGGTTCTACGAACGTATCTAAGATTCCCATGTTGTTATCTATTACTTCAGACGTGTTGTTTGAAGAATCCATGATATTCTTATAGTCGAATACACCACCATCTTTCTTAACTGATTCCATAAAGTTATCAGCTAGAGTTTTGATCTCTAATCTAGTTTGAGCACTATTGAATTCAAATAAGTAGTTCTTAAGGATTTCTGCAAGACCATCTTCAATGAAAATTAATACTTCTCTTACGTGAGCTGAAGAAAGTGCTGATTGAACTCCTTGTTGTGCAGTCTTATTACCTTTAATAGTTAAACCTACGCCTCTTTCGAATACGATTGGATTGTAACCAAATGGCTCAAGAATATCTCTATCGTTCTTATCAAATGAGAACTCTAAAGATTGTACTCCAGTTCCACCTACAACTCCTCTTCTTGGACCTGCGATGATTGACCATGGTAATGCATCTAAATATTTGTCAATATAATTATTTGATACGTAAGCTGCTGGTGGAATTACTTTAGTTCTTCCATTCTCTACTACATTAAGTCCAGGACCGTAGTAGAATGCGTAACTCGCACCTTCATTGATCGATGGTAATGTATAAAGAGCTGTTGGGTTAGTATCTAAGTTACCTCCAGTTGCAACGTGACGTACATTAAATCCAAAAGGAGCAAATGAGTCGTTAAACGTTGGGTTAGTTGCTGCTTTAAGTTCTTTCACCATTGGTGCGTTAAGAATTGCTGCTGCATTTTGTCTTTCTTTACATAAGAATGATAATTCTTTCTTAGTTAAGATTGTTCCATTTTCTAATGATCCGAATGTATCAATAACATATCTAAATGTGATATTGTCTTTGTCTACTAATGCATTACCTAAACCAGTTCCTGGCTTAATTGCTGTTAGTAATTCTAAAATACTCTTTTCAGTTTGTGTTGCTCCTTCTAATGGGAACGTTTTATAGAATCCAGAAGCATCTTCATATCTCTTAAGTGCATAACCTGGTCTAGAAGAAACTACTCTGTGAGTTTCAAATCTGTACTTGGTTTTGCCATTTTCAAAAGTTTTTTGGATTGACTTAATTCTAGATAGTTTTCCACCATCACCTGGTACATACATTCCTACTTTAATATCAGTGTTTAATACACCAACGCCTGTGTAAGAAAAGGTAAAGATACCAGCTCCTAGAGCGTCAAAGTCCCATCCATTTGATAATGTAGGGAACATCACTGTTCTTTCGTTTGGAGATAATGTCCATAGATCGAATGCAGCATTAGGAATTCTTTTAAATACTGCTAGTTCAGATGCATTAGCATTTGCATAATCTGCACTGAATCCAACATTACCTGCTGGAGCTATAGTTACTACTCCTGTATTATTATCTACATCAATTGTATTAACTGCTACATATTCACCAGCATTTTCAGATAGTAAGAATGCCTCTCCACCTACTAGTAAGTCTCCATACGCGAATGGCGCAGCACTTATTATTAGGTTTCCATTAGCATCAACTGTAATAACAGCTGGTGTATTCCACGTTGCTGATGTGTTAGCTGTGAATTTTTCATAATTTTTAGAAATATCAGCTAGTGCAGTAATAACTACATTTGCACCAACTTGTTCTATTGTATCAATCTTAACAAACTCTCCAGATACTAAAGCTCTTAAGTATTTAGTATCAACAATTCCGTCAGTAGCAAGGTCTCCAGTTGTAGCATTTAAAACTGTTAAAGTTGCTCCATCTACTGCAGTATTTCCATAGCCACTAAGATCTATATTCGTACTTGTTCTTTCTTGATTTACTTTATGTGATAATACTTCGTAATCTTGGTAGATGTCAAAGTTATTACCGATTAAATCGATTTGTGGAAGTGCATCTTCTTGTACAGCACAGAATAAACCTGTTCTTCTAGCCTCCATATTAATTAGAGTTTCAATGTACATTTGATTACCTTCAGCATCAATAAATTCAGGGATTAAAGATAATCCATCGTATTGTGCTAAAAGAGTTACTTCTCTTAATCCAGCGAATTTAGCAAATTGTGACTTTAATAAACCATCAGCATCAAAGTAGTTACCGTAGTTAGGGTCATTATTTAATTCAGTAGCGTCAAATTTACCTTTGAATACAAATACATCTACTAAGTAGTCTGATACGTATTCGTCAGAATCAACACCTTCTGGAATGTTAGTTTCTCCGTACCATTCTCTTGCAGTTAATTCAAAACCTCTAGTATCAGCAGCTTGTCTAATAATAACTGTGATTGGGTCTTGCTTGATATTTACAAAAGAGATACCATGATTTGTATCTTCTGCAGCTGCAGTTAATAACTTCTCGTCTGAAGGATTCCAAAACTTATCAATATCAAATACATCGCTGAATTTCTTACCAGCGGCTGCAGATGATTGAATAGTGTTAGCAGATAAACCTTCCGAAGAAGAGTTAGTTGCTGGAGATAATATCGATACTTGATCGTCAGAATCAACAGCAGTTAAGTTTAACGCTAAGATTGGTCCTCTAGATAAAGCTTCAATAGCTGATCTGTGGAAGAACATATTTTTCTTTTCTAGTGACTTATCGATGCCACCGAAAACATTTTTAAACTGTTCAACATCTTCTACTAATACTGGAGTATTGTAAGGACCTTTGTTAGATCTACCTACAACTAATCTAATAGTTTCAGCAGGGATGTTCACTGTTTGTGATTTGTCGAACTCTAAGCGATATACGCCTGAGCTTTTGAACTGTAGTAATTGAGGACTTAATGCCATAATCGTTTAGTTGTTATTTTTTAATTCTTTTATTATATATCCTTGTCTTTTTGCAAATTTATTTAAGTAGGTCATAAATATCATATTGTAAATCTCCTTGTTGGTCACTATCCTTATATAAGATGCTTTCCATCTCGTCGTGAACCGCAGGATCTATGAAATCTAAGATCTCCTCAACGAAATCTGCATAATCCGTTGTGTTAAAAAATTCAGTCGCAGTAATACATGTCATGATGACATCATCGTTCCCCATTTGAGCGCCATAACTACCGTTTGGTAAAGTACCAAATAAGGATGCCTCAGTCACTGTAACTTCATCTGTTAAATCGAATCTATTTATCTTATACAATTTCGCAAAGTTCTGACAAAAGATAGCTTTATTGTCAGATTTTAGTTTAATTCCTGGTTTTAAAGTTTTAGAATCATGTCTATGCTTAAATTTAACTATCATCTCATCATCGAAATCATTTCTTTGTG